CCATTCGCGGGTCTGCAACTTGCCTTCGATGTAGACCTGCGAACCTTTGCGCAGGTACTCCCCGGCGATCTCAGCGACCTTGCCGAACAGTGACACGCGGTGCCATTCGGTCTTCTCGACCTTCTGGTTCGTCTGCTTGTCGGTCCATTGCTCGCTGGTGGCCAAGCTCAGGTTGGTTACCGCGTTTCCGTTGGGCAGGTACCGAACTTCCGGATCCTGCCCGCATGTACCCACAAGGATTACTTTGTTTACACCGCGTGCCATATCTCTCTACCTCGATTGGATGCCCCGGCGTCTGCCAGGGCTTGAATGGTTATGCCGCCTGGTTCTGTGGTGCCAGCTCGGCCTTGCGCTTGTCTTTTGCCTTGCCGAAGGTCTCGCCCATTTTCTTGTTGTTCGCGTCCTTCGCGGCTGCCAGCCCGGTGTCGAATGCCTTTTTCAGCGCCGCCATGTCCGGCGCCTTGGCGATATCGGCGATCATGGCCGTCCAGTCGTACTGGTTCGTTGATTGCTGCCGGCTCTGCTGCTGGGCCCCTGTCGTCGAATCAAGCGCGTCGTGCTCGACGATTTCCAGCGCCGTCACATACAGGTAGCGCCGCTGGTAGGTCTCAACTGCGCCGATGTTCTGGACTTCGTGGCATCCCTTGAGCGCCGCGCTGCCCATCGGGCTGGTGAACTCGACAGACGTGCCGTCTTCCACGTCCACAACCTTCAGGGTGGCAAGTTCAACCCCGAACGAGACGATTCCGCACAGCCCCTTCTCTTTGAAAAGGTCATTGATTGCCGGCAGGAAGTCGCCCAGTTCGAAGTAGCTGTAGCCCGCGAACTTGTTCTCGCCGGTCTTTCTCAGGGTCATTCGCTGCATTTCGCAGCGGGCTTCTTGGAGCTTTTTGTAGACGCTCATGGCGCACCTCAAATCGGTTGGTTGTCCCACTGGCGTTCAATTTTGATCGCCTCGTCTTCGTACTCTTTGCGCTGCTCGCCCTGGAACTGCCCAGGGTCGAACGCGCCTACCGTCATCCAGTCGAGCTGGGCGGTCAGTCGTGGTGTGCTCATGCGAGCCTCAGAAGTTGATGGTGATGTTCGGCACTTCGCCGCGGTAGATCTTCAGAACGAGAGCCTTTGCCAGCTCTTCGGTGACGTTCATCGACATGATCGCCAGCTTCGCTTCGCCCATGATTTTCGACTTGTGCGCCTTGTCGGCCTCGCGCTCTTGCTGCTGGCGGATGATCTCGTCGGCTGCGTCCTGCTGGCGCTTCACTTCGGCCAGTCGGGCTTCCTCGGCTGCACGCTCGGCGCGGGCCGCTGAATCCCTTTTTTCCTGTTCGGCGCGCTGTTCTGCTGCCTGCTGGTCCGCCTTGGCCTGTGCCGCGACCCGCTCGGCCTCTTCGGCCTGCTGCTTCAGCTGCCGCTCGCGCTGCTCGGCCTGATCCCGCTCGCGCTGGGCTGCCTCGTCGGCGTCCCGCTGCGCCTGCTCGGCCGCTTCCCTTCTGATCCGATCGTCATGCTCCCGCTGTGCGCGCGCTTCGTCGTCAGCGCGGCGCTGAGCCAGTTCCGCCTGATCCGCCTCGTACTGCAGGCGGGCTGTAAGTGCGCTACGCAGCGTGGCCAGCGTCGATTCCTTGGCCTTCGCCGCGTCCAGCTGGAACTCTGCCCACTTGTCCTCGATGGTGACCGCTTCAACCCTTGCGATTCGCCCCTCAAGGTCGGCGGCGGTTACGCCATCCGTGTGCATGGCGTGATCAATGATCTTCTCGATGTCCGCCTTGATCGCGTCAATCCTTCGATCTTCCGCTGCCTGCCAGTCGTCCAGCGGCTTGCGGACTTCCTTTTGCCAGGTTTCCAGCTTGTCCCACACGCGCTTACGCTCGGCGTCGATGCGCTTCGGGACTTCCTTCTGCTGGGCCGAAAGTTCCTTGCCAACGGCATCCAGCGCCGTTTTCGACTTGGCGATTGTGTGCGCCATCGAGGCATACCGGTCGCGGCCTTTCTTGGTAGTCAGGTCCGGCAGCACTTGCAGGAACTTGTCGACCTCGGCGCGGATCTGGTTAAGCCAAGGGTCAAGCCCATTTGCCGCGCTGTACACGGCCAGCGCGGTTTCCTTTGGCGGCACGGTGGCCAGCTCAGTCGTTGCGTTCATGTTCACCCCTTGTACGTCGAAAGTCCCGTGCAAGGGACTGTTAGAAACATTTCCATTCAGGCCGAAGAAGTCGCCGATCTGCCCGACTGCTGCATTGATCCGCACCTGGGCGGCCTTGCGTTCGGCCAGTCGGATCGCTTCCCGCTCAGCGCTCCGGGCGTCAAGCGCCTCGTAGTCGTGGAACAGGTCAGTCGGTACCACCTTGGGCCGGCCGTAGTCATCGAATCGCTTATCCCACTCCCGGGCCTGGGCGCTGTCTGCGTAGCTGGTGCTCATGGGTCAGCCCTCAGCAACTGGTCGCCGATGATGCGCAGGCGGTTGCGGATGCGGGCGCCCTGGGCGTTGATCTCTTTGCGCTCATCGAGCAGCTTGGCAGCCTTGTAAATTGGGAGGCTCTCCCTCGGTGGCGGCTCGTCTTCCGTGTCCTGCAGGTCGAGAACTGTTTCGACTGCGTGAAGCCAGCCATACCACTGGGCGGCCGTTCTTCCACCATCGCTTTCATAGTCGATGTATTCGGTGCGATATGGTCGCAGGTCGATATCATCGTCCGGGTTATCCTTTCCGATCTGTCGGAAGGCCTCGCTGTTCTCGCGTAACGCTTTACGGTGCCGGGCGTATGCCTTGGCCAGCTCGACAAGCTTTTCCTCTGCCGTCTGCGTCATGGCCGCGCTCTCACGGCAATCCTGTTGCCTTTCTGCGTGGCTGAGAGTTTTACGGTCAGGTCGCACACCTTGAAGTCCGGCGACTTGCCGATCACCTGATAGAACGGGATGCCGTGGGCAATGATGGCCAAGCCGCGCTCGATTTCTTCGAGCTGATCGTCTATCAGTGATTTAACCGGTGAAGTAGTCATGCGTGCATCCTCTCGGTGGCGCTGCAAAGGCGGGAGACGCGAGCGCTTCGGGCCGCCGCGAGGTTGCTGTTCATCTGGCTTGATTCGTTGTGGTCGATGTCGCCGCTCCAAAGTGCGTAGGAGACAAAGCCCTGCAGGTAATTCAGTTCCGACTCGCTGCCAACCAAGTCGCCGGCGGGCATGGCGTGGATCTTTTTCAATCGTTCATCGAAAACCGCTCTCGCTGTTGAGTTGAACATTTCAGTTTCCCTCGGTGACGTGGAAGAGACCGCTAATTTCGTGCTTTAAAGGCGGCTGTGATGGCGGAAGGTGCGAGCCTGGCCGCTGCCTGGAATACGCTGGCGCGCCTGGCGTGCAACTCGCTCGCTCGGGTAGGTGGCAGATCCGCCCATCTTCCCGGTGACGAACAGCCCGCGAAGGCTGATCACGTTCATTTCAAAGTCCTCGCCCTGAAGGGCCATCCCTGTTTCGCTGTTCATGCGCTTGCACCCCTGCTTGCTGTGGTTAGTAGATTTCCCAATGCCACCTCATCGAAGTGGCATCAGTGAAATTCTCTGCGGCAAACCTTGCGCGCCGATCTCTCGGTCACGGAAGCATGCCGTGTTGCGTACTGTTCCCAGGAGCTCGTCCTGGGTCTGTCTTCAGCGAGGTTAAAGAGCGGTTCGTTCCGGTCTCTTGCAAGGGACCGTCTCGATGGATTGAACTGTACCCCCGAGGTACGAGTCTGTAAAGGGCTTGCTGTGAATATTTTTTTACTTGCCAGCCCCTCTATAGGGACTAAACTGAGCATGGTGTCGTTGAAAGCCGCGTACCCCGAAGGTACAATAAGGCTATCAACCGGCAAGAGGTTCGCTGTATGGAAAAGATGTCTCTGAAAGAGTACGTCGCCCAGGTTGGACCGGCCCAGGCAGCAAGAATGCTGGGCATGAGTCATCCGCCGCTTATTCGGGCAGCAGCGTCAAATAGAAAGATATTTATCGATATATTGCCAGACGGAAAGGTGGAGGGGACCGAGCTAAGCAGCTTCCCTCCTGCAAAAAAGAAAGCAGCACCAGACTGATAATCGTAAAACCAAGGGGTTGATATGGCATACGTACCAGAAGAACTGATGCACGAAAAACAGATTAAGGTTCGACTCGTAGACAGCGAGTATGACGAGTGGAAAGAAATGGCTCACAAGGAAGGACAACTGCACAGCGTAATGGCTAGAATCGCCATGCGGGCCATTCTCGAAGAGTACCGCAGGACCGGTGAGCTGCCTGAGTTCATCGCCAAACAGCGCGCATAACATTCACTAAATTTTTGGGGTGACCGCTTTGACCAAGGATGAATTTGTAGAGTTTGCCGGCGATGAGTTCGCCGTCGTTGTAGTAGCCGCTGCAATCCCTGGCCCGACCAGGCTTTACCAGGTCGAGGCGGTTATGCCTTCGGTGCTTGCAGGCATGATCAGCAAGGGAGTGAATCCATGACCAAGGATGAATATGTTCTGTTTGCAGGCGCCGACCTTGCCTTGATCGAAGAGATCGCAGCGCTCGCGGGCAAGACCGGCAAAGAGCTGGTGGAATACATTTCAGGGTCCAGCATTCAGACCCTGAAGGAAGTGATCGATCGCAACCTGGGAGCGCCGCGCAATGCGGTCGTCGCCCAGGTCAGCGGAAATGTTATTCAGGTCAATTTCAGCGCCAGGGCGGTAGCTTCCTGGAATGGCCGGAAAGCGTACCAGGCGCCATCAAAACGCCGTCAGTTCGCCAATCGCGTCAGCCTCATGCCCATCCGAGTCCCTTCCACGGCACCAAGCGCAACCTCTGCTGCGGTCCCTTCCACGTCACCTGATACTGTTGTTCCATACAGTAGTCGATAACTTACCAGACCAAACATGAGCGCGCCACGTTTTACGAGTCAGGCAAACGTAGCGCGGCATCATATAGATCAGACATAGGGGTGACGATGATGGCGCCAGAAAATAGTCAGGCCACTGGTCGAGTGGTTGAAATGCAGGTTTCGGGCCTTGTTGGGCCGGCGCTGGACTGGGCGGTCGCGAAGGCAGCGGGCGCTGCTGAATTGAAAGTTACCGACTCTGGTTCGGTTTGCTGTATCTACGCGATGTCCTGCGGTAGTGGCTGCTGGACCGGTTACTACGAGCCATCCACCGACTGGAATCATGGCGGCCCGCTGATCAGCAAGTACCTTCTGGACTTTACGGTTGAGCATCCAGAAACCATCGGCGCTGCCCTGTGCGACGAGAACGGGATGTACATTGGCGGCCGTGTTGTGTTCGGGCCTACCCACCTCATCGCAGCCTGCCGCGCCATCGTTTCCGCCAACCTGGGCGAGGTCGTGAGCGTGCCGGCCGAGCTCACTTAACCAAAATAAGCTAATCGTGTTGACGACTAGTCTATGCTGGTTTAGTGTGAAGGAATCCAGAGGGGTGAATCATGACAAACGAACAATTCGATACGCTTGCGGTGCTGATCAACGCGACCGGTGGCGTGAGCGACCAGGGCGCAAAAATAGTCCTGGTTGACGGCAAGCCTGTCAAAGAAGCCGCCGAAGAGCTGGGATGCACGATCCAGACGATTTACAAGTCTGTGAAGCGCTTCAAGTCTGCCCTGGAATTGGCCAAGGCCGTCGCTCGGTAAGCTAGATTTTCGATTCAAGGCGGTATACCGTGCAGCCCAGTCTCTAGCGAGGGACCGGAGCGCACAAAAAAATGCCCCGGCGGATCAGGCCGGGGCGGATGTAACTTCAAACTTGAGATGGAATTATGACACACGCAAATGAGTGCGCAAGTAATTGTTCGGCTTCCGGAATCGTGGATCCAATCGCCCGTGCAGGGGGTGAGCAGTGAGCACGATAATCATGTCGACTTGCTGGCCACTGCAGGGGATGACACCAGCTCAGAAATCTATCCTGATCAGCCTGGCAGACAATGCCAATGACGAGGGTGTCTGCTGGCCATCGGTAGGCAAAATTTCAATGCGTACATGCCTTTCCGAGCGAGCAGTTCGTAACGGGTTGCGCTGGCTTGAAAGTGTCAAATTGATCAGCAGCGCTCAGCGTTATGGCCGGTCAACTTACTACACCATAACCCCGGCAGCATATGCCCCCGGCAGCATATGCCCCCCGGCAGGAAATGCCCCATCGCCCCGGCAGGAAGTGCCCCCCACCCCGGCACCTGCTGCCCCCAGAACCGTAAAGGAACCATCAGTTGAACCTGATATGTCTCCGCCTACTGCGGAAACCCCTGATTCGGCTGACAAAATCCAATACGAGAAAATCCGCGAACTGTACAACGAGATCCTGGGAAGCAAGCTTTCTCGGTGCATGGGCCTAACCGATAAACATCGGAAACAAATCAGGGCGGCTCATAACCTGAAGCTCGAAGGAAAATTTGTGGTCCGTGAAGGTGGGTTGGAGTTCTGGGAAGGTCTGTTCCATGACGTTCTGGATTGCCCGTTTTTGCTCGGTACCAACAATCGCGCCTGGAAGGCTGACTTCGCCTTCCTGACGACCTCGACCAAGATCCAGTCGTTCATGGAGGGCAAATACGATGCACGCTGAACGCCCGTTGGTAGCGATTGAGGCTGAGCACGGCGTCTTGGGCGCCCTGATGATCCAGCCGGAGCAGTGCGAGGACATCGGCGCATTCCTCTCGATCACCGATTTTAGCAACGAGGACCATGGCGCCCTGTACGCAATGATCCTTGGCTGCCACTCACGCAAGATGCGCCCTGACCCGATCACGCTGTCCGAGATCAACCCGGACCTTCCCAGCGGGTACATGACGATCATTCTGGCAGCCGAGGTCATGCGCAACGTACCAAGCGCGGCCAACGGCAAGCATTACGCCAAGATCCTCGTCGAGCGCTCAAAGGCCCGACTGATGTATGAGGTTGGTCAGCGACTGATGGAGCTGGCCACAAGTACAGGGAGTTTGTCGGATCAGGTGTCGCAGGCCCAGGCTTTGGTGATGGAGCTCGACGCCCAGGACGACACGCCGGACGTGGTGACCATGAAGGAAGCGCTCGGCGACGTTTTCGACGACATGCAAGACCGGTTGGACGGCAAGCAGGTTATGGGTCTCGACTTCGGTCTGTCCGACCTCGACAAGCTGATTAGCTCGGCTCGCCCTGGAAACCTAGGGATCATTGCCGGTCGCCCCGGTACCGGCAAAACTGTATTGGGCCTTGGCCTTGCGGATCGCACGGCGGTGAACGGTGGTTCGTCGCTGGTGTTCAGCTTGGAAATGCCCAAGAAGGAATTGGCAAAGCGTTCGCTTGCGGCTCAGTCGAGTGTCAGTCAAAACTGGATTGAGTCCGGCCAGGCTGTGACAGATGAGGCGGCGTCAGCGCGGATATTCGCTGCAACTGCGAAGCTTTCAAACGCTGACATTCGGATCTGCGATAAGGGCGGCCTAACATTCGCCAGGATCTGCAGCATTGCCCGATTCCAGAACCGAGCAAAAAAACTGGATCTGATTGTGATCGACTACTTGAGCCTGATTGCGCCAGATCCTAGCGCCCGGTACCAGAACCGGAACATTGAGCTCGGCGCGTACACCCGTGGATTCAAGGCGCTGGCCAAAGAGCTTGGCATTCCGGTCGTAGTGCTGGCCCAGCTCAATCGGGGGATTGAATCCCGCGGCGGCGATGCCAAGCCAAAAATGAGCGACCTGCGAGACTCCGGTGAAATCGAGAACGATGCAGACTGGATCATCATTGCCCACCGGGACAAGGACAGCGAACACGGCCGAAATGGGATCACCGAAGTTGAAGTTCCCAAGGTCCGTCACGCGCAGATCGGCGGCTGTCTGCTTCAGTTCCAGGGTGAATACGCCCGGTTCGTGAATGCTGCGGCTGGTTCGTATGACGACGAGCCGTCAGAGCCTGCCCCGCCGCGCCGGTCGGCTCGCTCGATGGTTGGGAGTGGTCGCTAATGAAATCAGAACAAACGATATTCCGCCACGGCGGCTACGAGATGCGATCGCACTCGGAAACGTGCGTTGCTGACGCAATGGACCAGTTGGGCGTGACCTGGTTGTACGAGCATCAGCGGGTGGACACCCGGCACGGCTGGTATGTGCCTGATTTCTATCTGCCAATGGCGAATCTGTTCATCGAGGTCAAAGGCGCACCGCCAACCCGAGAAGAGATCGACAAGGCGATGGACGCTCAGGCTGAGACCGGATCCCCTGTTCTGTTCGCCCATGGTCGGCCAAAAATGGAAATGGCCTCGGTCCATGGTGGTCGATACAGCTACTTCACGCACAAGGGAGAGGTTGGCTGGTCAAGTTTCGAAGTCTGCAAGCTGATCAGGGAAAGCATGAGCATGGCCACCTATGCGGCATTCATTCGGGCTGCTGAGCACAAGACAAAGCCTGACTCCGTAATGATCGGCGAGGTTCTGGAAGAGCGTGTGCGTGCCTGGATGGGAAGATCTGACTATGACGACTGCTTGCGGCGGCAGCACGGAGAGCTGAACACGGGAAAATCAACCGCTGTTCGGCAGGCTTCAAAGTCGGAATGGTTCCTGGCTCAAGTGTCGGCAAAGCTGTCAGCTCCATCCTAATCCCGTGTGGATAAGCAGGCGCGGTGATTGCTAGCAAAGCTGAATAGAACCTGCCTGGCGCGATGTCAGGCAGGATCAACGGGATATAGGGGTGGAAGGGATGGATGATTTCAGTGTTTTGAAGAAGCTGGCCCAGGACGCGAACGAACAGTTCCCAGCCCTGGAGGATCAGTGGAGCATGGTTTGCACGCCATCCGTGGGCTTGGAACTGCTGGCCGAGATCGAGCGCCTGCGGACTGCCGAAGGCGATGCCATGACCTACAAGGCCGGAATGGAGAACGTCGCCCAGCGGCGCGACCAGCTCAAGGCAGAGAACAACAAGTTAAAGACGGTGTGCGGCGCCTTTGACCGAGTCAACACCAAGCTCAAGGCAGAGAACGAGGCGCTACGCAAGGATGCTGGACGATACCTTTGGATGCGGAATTGGTATATCGAGGAGCGCCCGCGGGCAGATATAAACCCGTGGGGTCACGTCATGGTTACCACGCCGCTCGTTCTGGATGCCTGTATCGACGCCGCAATGGCTAAGTGAGTACGGCGCGCACCGTGAGTACCATGCTCACGGATAGCGCCTCGATTGCGCGAAGTGGTTTCGCCTTGTATGCTTGCGCTCACGTGAATGCTCCCTGTGAGAAGTGGCCCCAGCCTTACTAGCTGAGGCCGCAACGAAAAACCGCCATCCTACGGCGGTTTTTTTATTGCTGCGATTTTGTCGGTGAGTCCGATACTCACAATGATCACCGTGAGTTTTTGGCAATGTACTCGTCGATAAACCGCTGAATCTCCGTCGTCATGTCCGACTCGTTGCGCATGCAGGCTCGGCGGAACCGGTCGTGTTTATCGGCATCGAGGCGCACGTTCAGGCGTTTCTCTTCTGCGACTGGCTTGCTGGCCTGGGCCAGGATCTTCGGCGCCCTGTCGGCGACCTTGCTTGGTGCTGTGGTGAGTAGTGCCATGATCAGGCCTCCAATAATTTCTTTACGGCTTCAGCGAAGCGCAGCGACTCCAGGCGTATCGCGCTGTCGCCGCTTCTCGTTGGCGTTCTCCCTCTGGCGATGGCTGTCGGGTATCCGATCCGGTCGCAAAGGGGCACGCTGACAACGGGCAGCTCGTAGCCATACAGAGCCTCGGCGATATCCCGGCCGAGCAGCGTGTTCTGGTCCAGTCGATTGACGAACAGCGCGCCGATGAACTCAGGCCGGTGCGCCAGGTGCGCCTTCATCAGCTCGATGGAGTCGGCGGCTGCCCAGATGTCGAACATGCTCGGCGCGCACGGCAGCAGCGCCATGTCCAGATACGGCAGTGCATCTGCCGACAGCTCCCCCTTCGTGTCGATCACCGCATAGTCAAACCCCGACAGGCCCTTCAGGTCTGACAGGCGCTCGGCGGTGAATATCTCAAGCGTGGCCGGCAGGTTCGCAATCTCCGTCCAGCGGCTGATGCTGCCTTGCGGGTCGGTATCGATCAGGGCAACGCGGTGTTTCTGAGCCAGCGCCCCGGCCAGGGTGACCGCGCTGGTTGACTTGCCAGCCCCGCCCTTCTGCGTCCATAGCCCGATCTTCTTCATGAGTACAGTGCCCATCGTGAGTATTTGACTCACAGATTACACGAATGTGCGAAAACCGCTTTGCATATTCGCGAGCATCGCATATAGTCTCTTCAGAGGGACCAGAAAGGGACCAGCAACAGGGGTTGGAGAAATGGCAAAGATTCTGATTGGGTACTCGGCGTGCGAGCTGACCCGCAAGGCGTTCGAGAAGCACGGCCATGAAGTCTGGACTTGTGACCTTCTGCCTGCTCGCGGCGATCAATCGCGGCACCTGCAATGCGATGTGTGGGATGTCCTGCATCGTGACTGGGATATGGCAGTGCTGCACCCGATGTGCACGTACCTGACAGTTTCGGCCGCGTGGGCATTCAAGGATGCCGACTTCGATAAGTACCCGGGCGTTGGCTACCAC